GTAATACTCTGCCCTAGTCTTATATCTGTTAGCAATATCAATTAAATCTTGCATAGAAGGTAATTCAGTATTCTCTGAAGATTTCCTAACTAAGCCTTTATTATAAAACTGATAGCTTAACCCTTGTGGCAACTCACTTAAAACATAGTTTATTAAGCAGTCAACAACGTAATCGTCTAGTAAAGTTTTCTCATCACAATTCAAATTACCACAATCAACACCATCCTGCAATCTTTCATATAAAGCAGTTCCTAAAGCAGGTAGAATAAACATATCTTGACAAGTCTTTATCTCTGGTAAAATCAACTTTTCATCAACGTTACCATGCAATCCGCTTCTGTCTTTAATACTTTCTACACTTATAAATAATATATTAGCACTCATTATTTTCTTGTTACAATGTTACTTTTCCAAATATGCCTACAAGCAGGTTCGTGAATGTTTGTGTTTGGTTTTGTGTACCATCCACCTCTCCTATCCCATACGCTATAACCTAGTCTAGCAGACATCTGCTCAATATCCGACCTAGAATAAAACTTATTAGCTGATAATAAATATTTACAGAACTCTCTGCTAGTCTTTATATCACTTTTGCTAAATCCTGCTTTCCACTCATAAGAATATCTTATAAGAAATTCAGTAGTCTTAGGTTTAACTTTTTCTACAATATCTTTTAAAGGCTCTGTTAGTTGTCTTTCAATAATTATATTCTCATCGATACCTTTACCTATAGAAGTTTCAGTAGATTTAATAAATCCTTTTTTAGTTAAATCAGTTATGATTCTTTTAACAGAAGCTAAATCTTCATTTAATGTATCTGCAATAACCTCTGGAGTTATTCTTTTATCCTTACTAATTAAGTCTAGAATATTTGATTGTAATTGTGTTACATCTGCAAATAATTCTACATCTTGAAAATGGTCTTTTTGTTTCCATACTTCATAGCCATCCTTTTCATCTCCAAACTCAAAGAATACAGAAAATTGGTCTGATAATTCTACTGGGTTTAATTCTGGAGCAGTTTGAACAGGTTGGTATTTAGTCATATCAATACCTAACTTCTCCAAAATCCACTCTCTAGGTGCTATTTCTTTAATAGTAGCCTCACTAAATTCTATGCCAATAGGCTCACAAGGTATTAACTTCATTTCCTCACTATAGCCAAAATACTTAGCCATGTCGTTCATAAAACTCTCAAGAAACATTTGCTTACCATTAACGTAAGTATTCTTAAAAATCTCATAACCATCTCTCATCTCTGTTCTAGTTCCTAACTTACCTGCTACTGCTATTCCAAAAATGCTAGGTGTTGTAACTTGGTGACCGCTAAAGATGTTTGTTTGAATTAACTCATCTACCCTACCAAAATCTTCTTTAGTTAAATCTGATTGTCCTAAATCGTCAACAATAGGCTTTCTACTAGCATCGTTAACAAAAGACAACATATACTTAACACCATCAGCACCAGTATAGGTATTCTTAAACTTCTTATGAATCTCATTCATCTCCTCCCTAGAAGGCTGACCATCTGGTAGAGTAATTAGTTTACTAGCACTAAAGCCAGTCTTAGCATTACCTAGAACGTGTTTAGATACCTCTACATCACTTTCAATATAGTTTAAGGCACCAAAGTACACAGGCAAAGAATAAACCCCTATATTAGGTCTGTATTCCTTTAGATAGATAATCTGTTTGCCATTAGGAACTTTAGGATTAAAAGCAGGGTAAACATACTCTATCTCTTTTTTATAAGCCTTCCAATCTTCTTTATACCAGAACTGCGTGTTGTCTTTATTAGTTCTAATCTTGGTGTAATCAATATGCCACATTTCAGCGACCTTGCCTAAACCCCAAATAACCTCTATGTATGCACCTCCAAACAACTCCAAGTCCATAGATATTTTCCTAGTCAAGTCGTTTAGATTCTCTGACCTGTTCGGCTTTTCTATGAACTGCTCGTTACCTGTCCATCCATTTCCACAGATGTAGTGAACCTTGTTTCTTACAATAGCATTATGCTTAGCAGACTTATTAAATAACTCTACTAGGTAATTCGGGTAATCGTTTCTATCCCCATACTCCATGTAACCCTCTTTCTTTTTCTCTCTGTATTCGGGTTGCTTAGCTTCTGCAAATTGTATTAATAAAAATTCGCTACTCATTGTCTTATTTTATATGTGTCTTTAGTCTGGTATTCTGTGTAAATATCTTCTGCATCGTTTAACCACATAATGCCAGATTCCAACAAAGTTAATCCAGTTGTATCAGTATTTGAAGTACTTGTTTGCTGATAAACAGAATAAGTCCATTGACCTTTTTGTTTACTAGAAAAATACTTATCTACTTTTATACTAAACTTGTTATATCTTTCTTTAAATAATGATACATCTGCAGCAAATAATAAAACAAACTTTACCTCTGTGTTGGTGCTGCGATTCTTAAACGTAAACAAATAATTAGGACTGCTAATAGTTTGCTTTTCTGTTAGCGTTAAATAAATAAATTGTGTCTGTCCTTTAGTTAACTGTATCATTCAATTATAAATGCTAACTATTAAGGTATTTAACAAAAAAAACCCCCTGCACCTGCAAGGGGTATATAAAAATCAAACTGCAAACTTTAGCTTAATAGACCTGCAATAATACCAGAAGAAACCTCTGGAGCAAGTGCTGGTTCTTTAGCAGTAAAAGTCAAAGTGTAACCGCTTCTATCACCCATAGCAGTACCGCTTTGAGATGAACCGCCAGTTATATCTAAGCCTCTAGTTTTTCCAAGATACCAATATTTACCATTGTTATCTCCTACTACTGCAACCAAAAGATTTTGAGCCAAGAGCAACAATTCGTTCCTAGTGTTAGCTTGAAGTTTATTCAAGATAATAGTAAGTTCTTGCTGATAGAAAATACTTCCGTTCTCAACTGAAGCATTAACATTCTCTACAAAAGAAGAAGTTTCTTTTACTAGTTCATATTTGTAGAATCTCTTTCCTGCGTCTTTAGTGATTGCAGTAACAACACCAGAAGCCTCTGTCGTAGAGGCTACGTCTTGTAGAGCCATAAAGTAAACTTCGGTTATACCACCTAAAGAATCTTTACAATCTAAAACGTACCCTTGAGTTAAAGCACAAGGCATATTTATTAATTTATGTTGTTAAAAAGTGGGGGGATATTTCACCCCCCATATTATTAAGATAGAATGAAGTCAACTATTTCGTCTCCGAAGGCATAGTTTACTCCCATCTTGAACTCACTTACAAAACGCACTTGGTCTGCTTCCTTAGCGTAGAAGATTTCAAACTTCTCTTCTTCGTTCAAAAGGTCTGTACCCAAGAACAAGTTAGACAAACGCATTGCGTAGATTCTGTTAGTACCATTCAAACCTTGTACTGCAACAACTTTGATTGTAGTACCTGGAAGGATAAACTCATTGTCAGCCTTCTCATTGATTTGATAATGGAACAAGTTAGCATTCTTCAAAGCAATGGTGTAAGTACGGAAAGTATCCATACCACAGAAGATTGTTACATCTGCTTCACTTACAATCTGTGCAGGGATAGCTCTATAAACACCATCAAAGATAGATACTACGTTAGCAGCAGTGATTCCAGTTGCAGCAGAAATAGGCGCACCAGAGATAAAAGCAGATACGTTAGCATTTACAACACTAGCATCTGCATCTGCAAGTTTCATAATGCCATCAAATTTATTGAGGTTAACATTGCCACTAGCTGTATTACCTTGCCACAATGAAATCTCAAGTTGAGATGCGATACGCTTAGCTTTCTTTTCAGAAAACTCTTGCTCAAAAGGAATTGAATCGTACATTGAACCAGTAGGCAAAGCCTTCTGCAAGTACTTAGCTTCAAGGTCTTTAGGACACAAAGCCTCGTTTACTTTAATTTTACCAACGGTTACAGTTCTTTGAGTAAAAGAAGTTGAACCAGATGCGTTAAAACCACATGAGCCACCACTCTGAAATACTGCATCAGTATCCATGATGTTGATGGTTTCTGAAGATTTAACTCCAACCATTACGTTACCTGCACTCTTAATTAGAGATGCAGTCTTAGCACCGAGAACCGAACTAGTTACTAGTAAGGCTTCGTTTTGTTCTGTGTAGTCTGCGAGTGCAGAGACATTAAATGCCATTTTTCTTTAGTTTTTATTGTTTAAAATTGCGTTTCTATACCTGTTAAGTCTTTCGAACTTAATATCTTTTGTAGCTTCAAATTTGAATGATTGTGGTTGTTCTGTTGGGTCTGCTTGTGGCATTCTTGTAACCTCTTCAATCAAATTCAAAACTGCTGAAAATCCTTCTTTTTGTTTTTTCTCAATCTCTGCAAGTTTAGCTTCAAGTGCAGCCTTCTCCGAAGCGAGAGCATCAATCTTGGATTGAAATTCTGCTACCATTTCAGCCATTTTCTCATCCATCTTCTTACCTGCTTCAATTTCTACTTCTACGTTTGGTTCTTCTTTAGCTTTAACTTCTTTGATAACACCTGCTTCAGTAACTATTTTAGTTCCATCAGCTAACTCATGCTCTGCATCTGGAGCAAGTGAACCATCTTCTAGCTTTACTTCTCCACCTACTTCAAGTGAGTTTATCATAACTTTAGTACCATCTACTAAAGAATATTCTGCCATCTCTACTGGCATTTCTTCTTCAACTTCAGATTCTACTTCTGGCATATCTTCAAATAATGCCCTAATCTTTAAAATTGCTTCTTTCGGATTCATAATTGTAAATGTTTAATAATTAATTTATTTATCACTTAACCTGACTTAAAATATTTTTAATCTGTTCCATGATAGCTTCTTCTCGTCTTGGCTTCTTAGAATATTCAAATATTCCCTCTACTGAAAAGCCTTTAATATTACCTGCCTTAACCTCTTGCCAAGCATAGTCATTATCTACTTTCATAGAACCGAACCATGAACCATCTGGAGCATCCTCAAAACCACGCATAGGCATTATGCCTCTTTCCTTATCGGATATGAAAGATTCAAACATAACCACATCCTCAAGTTTAGTTTCTTGGTTGTGGTTTAAGTTAACGTTAGCTTGGTACTTCTTTTTAAAATATCTCTGTACTATTTGGAAAATAGTTTCCTTAGAGAATACAACGTAATAATCCCCATGAGTAACATCACTCCTAAAAATCGGAGTATCTGCCAACATAATTGCACCGCTAATAATACGCTTATCTTCAGACGCAATATTAAAACTTTGTTTATCACTAAACGCATTCCAATTCCTTTGTATAGCAGGTCTATCAACTAATGACACAAAGTTTACCTCTGCATCGTCATTAATATCTTCGCTTATCATTAATTCAAAAACTGGCAATTCCATATAAATAAATGTTTAAATGTTTAAAGTTTACCACTTAGGAAATTTAAGCTATTAGGGTACCCTTTGGGGTTACCCCTTTTTTAACTAAATCTTGCTCTTTGCTTTATAGCTTGTACTCTTTGCTGATTTGTAGTAATATCTGTTTCAACAACATAGGCTCTAACTGCACTATTTCCTATAGCGTTTAATGTTTGTTGAGATAGGCTAGTAGTTAAGAGACTTGCATTGTTAGGTGTTATAGGAGCATTCAAAGAAGGAACAGATACACCGCCACCTCCTTTAGGTACGTTAACTTTATTAATATTTCTTACCGCTAAAAATCCACTTGCAGCAGCAGTAGTAGTAGCAGCAATTTTCTGAACTGTACCAAATGGTTCTGGAATTACAGTATCATTTGCCCATATTTGAGTTATACCTAAGAATGTATTTATTAAAGCCTGTGCTG